ATAAGCCGCAAAAAAAGAACGGCGAAGAGGCGAAGTCCTGGTTTATCGTCGATGGTGTCGAGAAATCGGAGGAGGAGTTCTGCGGCTGGCTCACGGACCAGGTTGTAAATCATCCTGTCGCCAGGAAGCACCATGGAAGGTGGCGGGAGCTTATTGCCTGGACCGAAGAGGGGGAACAGTTCTCGGAGTGGAGCGAAAGCAAGAGGACGATGATTCCGGTCGAGCTCATCCGGAGGAAAAAGAGGGTCGTCATCAATCTCATGAAGCCTCTGGTCGAGGCCATAGAAAGCAAGATCAATCTTTCCTACAAGGTGACGGGCACCCCCAATTCCTCGGAGATGAAGGATATTCGCGGGGCCGAGGTCGCCGGGCGTCTTCTCGACTACAATGATTACGTGAACGGGATCGAGGACGTTTTCGAGGAAGTCAAATACGACATGACCAGGCCGGGACTGGGTTGCATGAAATGGTTCTGGGACCCCCTGGCCGAAGCGAAGGAGAGAATAAAAGAAGGCGGGGAGCCGAGAACCGTTCCGGGAGAAATCGTCGTCGAGGTCGTCCCCATTTTCAACATCAGGCCGCTTCCCTTCACGGCCAAGAATCCGAAACAGATGAAGGGGATCATCGAAATCGCAGAGATAACGAAGGAAGAGGTCAAGGACCTTTTCCTGAAATACGGCAGAATAACTTCCGACGAGATTGAAGAAGTCGTCGAATCGGAGAAAAAAGACAAGGACCCGACGCCGACCGAAAGCGATGAGAACAGCCTTACGATCAAGACCTTCCTCGAAAAGAAGTCGGCGGACTATCCCAGGGGCCGGAAGATCATAGTGTTCGGAAATCATGCCGTTTACTGCGGCCCGAACAAGAATCCGAAGATGGAACTCGGCTATTTCTTCTTCTTCTACAAGAAAAGTCCGTATTCTTTCTGGGGTACGTCTCCCCTTTCCTACATTCAACCGATCCAACGGGAATTTAATAGAACCGTTTCTATTATCTCCGAACACCTGGAGGCATGGAGGCCCAAAATGTCGGTAGGCCAGGGGGCCTTGAAGCGGGCCAACTCATTGACGATAGATTCGTTCGAAATCGTCGAAGTCGATTACAGCCGCGGAGAGCCGCGCCCCATCAACATGCCGGAACTTTCGGCGCAGGTCATGGCCTGGAGGGATTTTCTCATAAGTTCCGTCGACCGCGTCTCGAATATTCACGAAGTGAGCTATGCCAGGCTTCCCCAGTATGCCAGCCGGGCCCCGGCCTCTCTCTACTCGATGATGCTTGAGCAGGAGAACATCAAGCTCGACCCGATGGTCAGGCGCACGAACCGGACGATTATCGAAATGTGCAAATTCCGGCTTCTTTTGATGGACATGCACTATGACAATCCGCGCCTCACGAAGATCATGGGCGAAGGCCGCAAGGCATCGATCGACTATTTCAACAAGGCCGACCTGAACTCGAATTTCGATGTCCGGCTTGAGATCGGCGTCTCGCTCAACCAGTCGACGACCATCCAGCAGCGTCTCCTTATCGAACTCTGGGAGAAGGACATCATCGAGAAGACCGACAAGAACAGAAACAAAATCAACCAACTCCTGAACCTGGGTACGGCGGAACAGGCGCTTAGGACCGACATGGCCGACACGGAAAAGGCCATGCGCGAGAACCAGGCGTTTATGGACGACACGTACGAGAAAACGAGGGAGGAGGGCGGGGTCAACTGGCTCAAAGATGACGATCACGAGGTCCACCTTGAGATCCATGTCGTCCTCTTGAAGTCCGAAGAAGCGGCCAAGTGGGAAGAGAAAAGATGGCAGGCCATTCAAGATCATATCGAACAACACAGAGAGTTTTATCTTGCGGCGCTACAGCCCGCCGCGACACCGCCCGGAGAGGTTCCTTTGCCCGGCCCCTTGACAATCGAAGGAAATGAGCCAATGATTGAGGGGATGGGCGGAGCAGGAATGTAAATTCGTAAGGAGACGAAATGCCAGAAGAAGAGAAAGACCAATCGGAAGTAACCGAAACTCCGAAGTCTGACGAGGACTATAAGCTCCCTGATCGAGGGTTCTTTCAGGGAGACGACATGATGAAATTCGCAGAGCAAATGGAGGGGGCCGTAAGGGCCGCCCCAACTCCGGAGAAGAAGGAAAAGCGTCCCTGTCCTGACGGGGCCCCCTGCCCCGGCGAAGAGAAAGAGGCCAAGCCCGACGAAAGGAAGCCTTATAAAATTCTCAAGATCAAGGGCAAGGAAGTTCCTGTTTATTCTGAGAAAGAATATGATGACCTTGCCCAAAAGGGCGGTCATTATACCCAGGAACGCCAGAAGGATTCCGAATGGGAAAGGGACCTTCAATCGCGGGAGGAACGCATTGAGCGACTTTCCCCGCACATAGAGAGAATCGTCGAATTTCTTGACGGAGGCGGAGAGCTCCCCGGCGCAAGGGCGCCAAAGAGGGAAGAACCCCTGCCCGAGGAAGAAATACTCGACCCCATAGCCGCGGAAAGAATGCAGCGCCTTGAGGCGCGGCTGGGAACTCTCGAAAGCGAGAATAAAAACCTCAAAGGCCGGGCGCAGGTGGATTCCTTCGAAAGAGCCCAGAGGGAGCTCACCGAAACGTTCAACTCAGTCTCAAGGGAAGTCCCCTTCGAGCAGGTCTTGGATGAAGACAATCGCAACGTCAGCCAGGAAATTTTCGCGGGTCTTATCGCCCTGAAAGCGAACAAAGACGCCCTTCGGTTAAAGTCCGAACGGGGATTCAAGATGAAGACGATGGCCGAATACATGACCGATACGGCCAAAGACATGGCCTATCTCGAAAAGCATTTTCGAGGAAACGGGCCGGGCGAAGTATCGGCGGAGATCGTCAAGACGAAATTCCCCAAAGTCGCGGAAGCCCTCGGCCAGGAAGCGATAGACGTCTATCTCAGAAAGCTCGAAGAATCGGGAGAACCGGTTGTCAGGGCGACCAAGGCGGAACCTTCCGTCCGTCCCCCGAAAAGGGAGATCAAGAGCATAAGCGATGCCCTTGAACAGGGCATGGCGGATCCGGAAATCATGGAAGGGCTCGGAGAATTAGGACGAAAGTTTAGGCTTTCCAACTCTTAACGGGAGGATACTCAAATGTCAGTATTTTCAATGGGAACCTCCGCTACGGATAAACTCTTCTTGGAGTTTGTCATGCCGGGGTTCCATGTTCAGATAAAAGAGCACAGCAAGCTCTACGATCGGTTCAAAACCGATACAAGTCACGTTGTGGGGAAATATGCCGTGTTTAAGTGCATGACGGCTTCGCCGAAGAGCGCCAGGCCGTCTTCAAGCTCGACTCTCCCCACGGCAAAGCAGGGAACGTATGATGAGTTCATCATCTACATGAAGCGCGGAATGTACGCCCAGCTTCAGTTCGACGGTTTGGCCCTGGCTTGCTCGAAGGGCAAGGGGGCCGTCATGGACGTTCTCAAGGCCGAAATGGAAGGCATGAGCATTCAGATCGCCCGGAAGCTCAATCGGCAGTACTGGGGCGACGGCTCGGGCCGCTTGGCCCATCTTAACGCGGCCATCTCAAACTCTACGGCCGCAGTCGTCGACGGCGATCTTACCGACGGACCCTGGTTCGGCCTGGATTCAGCCGGATATACAGATCCGGCCAACTACCTTGACGTAGGCGGGGAATACGACATCTATTCCTCGGCGGGAGTGCTTCAGGCAGAGGGCGTCACGATCACGGCGATTGCCGCACCTTCGTCAGGGACCACGGCGGTAACGCTCGATGCGGCCGTGACGGTAGACGATGCCGGCTTCTTCTTCGACCATGACACCTACGCGTCTTCTCAGGCCGCCGGGACAGGGGTTCCGATGGGTCTTCGTGGAATCGTCGAGGCTTCCGATCCTGATACCGGAATCACCGAGACTTCCTTCCAGAATATCGACCGCGACACCTACGCCTGGGCAAGGGCTCAGGAAGTGAACATGGGTTCTGTCGCCGTCACGAATTCGAAGATCCTCGAAACGATCATGGCCATCGAAAAGTTCGGCAAGGTCAAGGTCATCATCACGAACGAACTCATTTGGCGCGCCATCTTCGAACAGTGGGAAGGCACGATCGGCCTCAAGCCCGAACCCGCCATGTGGGGAGGCACAACCGGCCTCTCGTTCTACGGCGGCAAGACCGGCAAGCTCCCGGTCATCTACGACTTCGACTGCCCGGACAACACGATGATGTTCCTGGACGACGACTTTCTCCAGGTCTATTCCCCCTACGAAAAGAGCGGGATGACTTGGCTCCCCGGCGACAACGGCATTTTGACCCGCGTAGCCGGAAAGGACGAATGGGTCGCGTCCCTGGTTCATTATTACAACTTCGGGTCGAACAAGCCCCAGGCCCTCGGCAAGCTCTACGGCGTCAAGCACGCCGCTGCGTAAGGAGGAAAAGATGTTCCAAGCAGCAAGTTCTTTGTTCACAAAAATCAAGTCGGATCGCGTCAAGGTCGCAAAACACCTTGAACTTGATTCCGAAATCGTTTCAACTTCCGGGGCCATCAGCGTCGTCCTGCCGGTGAGTTATATTCTCGCCGCCGCGACAGCCTGCACCCTGGCGAATGGGACGTATCCGGGCCAGGTCAAGATCATCATCTGCAAGACCTACAGCAGCGCGATCACCGTCACGCCTGCGAACTATATCAATACCAGTTTCGCTTTTGGAGGTGTCGGCAGAGGATGGATCGGGATCTGGCATGATGGAAAGTGGTACAACATCGGCCTAGGCGCTGCGACCATCACTTAAGGCGGCAAGCAGAAAAGGATAGGATAGAAAATTGGCAAGACTGGGGCCGGGTTGGACTCGCCATAGAGGTCGCCGGCCCCTTTTATCTCAAGGAGAATTAATATGGCTATGATGAGAGGCCGGTTAGCATCCGGCAGGTTACAAGTTGATCATGGTTTAGACTTCACGTTGGCCGAGACCAAGGCGGGCCTGACCAGCATGAATGTCATCAAGTTCAAAAGTGGTTGCACGATGGGGACCAACTACACCACCGGAGAGTGGGAAAAAGGTATCTATATCGTGGACACGCTGAGCGAAGGAACCTATACGAGCGAATACAAGGGCAAGTATGCCAGCGTCGTCACTATCGCGGCTAACACGACAAGCACTCGTGACGGCCACACGAACGGCGCGGCCCTCCGGGTCGATTTCACCCGCGAAGCGGCCTATACCCATACGGCAGGTTCGGAAGATATCGGCGCGAGAATCAATGCGACGAACTATGCCGCACTGACATCGGGTGGAATCCGCGCTTTGAACGTCATCGCAACCAACCGGACGGGAGCGGTCGCCAAGGTTCAGGGGATGCTTGTCACGGCCCACCAAAGGAATTCGGGGGGATTTACGACCGGGCTTTACGGAGCCAGGATCGTCTCGAAGAACCAGGCCCCGAGTGTCGCCACGGGCTATCAGCATGCTCTGGAAGTGGCCGACGAGTCGGACGGCGTTCAACCGTCGGAGAACTCTATTGCCTGGATAGAGAAGCAGTCGAACTCCTACACGGCCGCGACCAAGGCCGGGCTTGAGATCGTCAACAATTCACTTACCACCTCTGCCAAGGTCATCACGAACGGAATCTACTTCAAGTGCGGGGCTAGTGGTTCCAATATCACGAACGCCTTTGGGTTCGATAGCACGGACGGGACGGACGGGGCCACCCTCTACGCTGGAACAATTGTCGGAAGCGGCAACATGATCCGGATCACGACCAACGTCGGCGGAACGACATATTATGTCCTCGGCTATGCGACGGTGGATCATTAAGGGAAATTAAAATGGCCTCACAACAAGCATGGGACGATTTTGATTCGACCAGAAGGCTTACGGCCGTTCTCGCCTCAGAGATGGCCGGGCCCCTCAAGGGAAACCTGAACGACCTGAACACGTTGTTTACTGCCATCGCCGCAGACCAGGCGAGAACAGCCGCGGTGGTCGCCCTGGCCGACAGTCACCCAACCGAAACAGCGGCGCACCTGTCGGAAGGGGTCGGGAAGTTCCTAGCCTTGAGGGCATGGCTTATTGCCAGCGGCTACATTTTGGGATGATGAAGGGGGCCGGGGAAACTCGGCCCTTCTCTTCATACAGAGGAGAGCGAGATGGAGAAAAGAAAAAACGTTTACATGGCCTATGTCACTCCGGTTGCGACGGCCCAGAATAAGTATCTTCTAGCGCTTCTCAACACGGAGGTGGGCCAGAAGATCAAGATCTTCGATCTCAGGATCATAAACGGCGCCCTTTCGGCCGTAACGGGGGTGGGGGTTGAAATCGATATCATAAAGATCACGGCCATTGTCGGCGGGACCGACGTGACCCCAACGCCCTGCGACGGGAAAGACCCGGCTGCGTCCGGATTGACCTGCGTCCATACGGCAACGTCGGTGACGGCGGGAGCAACGCTTTTGTCGGTTTTCACGAACAACGACGAGGTTGCCCTTACGAACCCAAACTCCGAAGGTCCGAAGAACCTTCTCCCGCACCCCATCGTCTGCTACGATGATCAGGGGATCGCCGTAAAGCACATCACAAACTCGACGGCAGGGTCGCTCGGCGTTCTCTGCCTCTTTGAGAGAATTCTGATATAAGGAGACAAAATGAGCAAAAAGGTGCCGTCTGTTCCGATGACTCCGGCCGACCCCGGAGCGACATTGGAATTCTCCGTCCGCGACCGACTGAAGTTCGGTGACGTGTTTCCGGAGCAAGGCAATCTTCTGGAGATGAAGCTCGTGAGGGCGATCGAACACAAGATTGAGCTTTCCATCGAGGAACTCAGGGCGATCAACTATCAGGACATCATCGACCAAGAAGGACGGCCGACCGGGAAGGTGAAGTGGGATGGCAAGAAGGAGAAGCCCCTTGCGGTTTCTCTCTCTGGAATCGAAATCGATTTTCTGAAAAAGGTCATCAACCGGTTGAGCCAGGAAAACAAGATCGGCAAAGATTTCGCTGACCTTGCCATTAAAATTGATGAGGCGAGAAAAGGTACATGATCGCTCCGAAATGGTTTCTCAGGGACTTGGAGATTATCGACAAGTCTTATTTCCCGACCTGGAATGAAAAGACGGGATACTGGGAAATCAAGAAGAAGATGCATGAATACTACATGACCAAGGGGTTGATTGCCGAGGTTAAGGACCCGACAATCGGCGTCTTCAGGGAACTCAATAACAATGCCCTTGACAACATTCGCCAACGGAAAAAACTGAGCATCCAATATCCCGGAGCGTCTTATTTCAAGTGGATCGTGGATCGGGCAAAAGAATCGAAGGCGAAAAAGAATGTTCTCGCGGTTGAAATGGCGACCGAAGGATTTATGAAAATTTTCAATCAAGGAAAATCGAAGCAGTTCGACATGGCGGTTCCAGAGAAAAATTAAACAGACGGCGAGCTCATGGAGGAGACGACATGACACTCGCTGAACTTAGATCGGCGGTTCGATATCTTTCGAAAGATTGGGAGACGGATGCCGGGACGCTTTTCCCGTCCGACAATACCCTTATCGACATCTATCTGAATTGGGCCTGCGAACAGGTTATCCTGGATCTTGTGGAGTTCCTCCCCGAGACATTTCTGAACTCTGAGAATATTAGTCTATTAGCCTCTACTGCGACATATACCCTCACGGCCGAGTGGCTTCAGATTTGGGCGATCCAGAAAAACGTCACAAGCGAAGCCCCGAAACTCATTCCCTACAGAGACGTTAAGATGCTTCCCTTCAAAGGATATACAGGCGAGACGGCGGAACATCCTAAATGCTGGTATCTCAAGGGGAAGTCGATCTGTTTTTGGCCGACGCCCAGCACAGCCAAGACAGATTATGCAAAAGTATGGATCATACAGCCGGAGGCGGCCGCGATAGCGACGGCCGGTCCTTCGATCATCCCGAGAATAGCGCATAAGCTCATTTCGATCCAGGCCTGCCTCCTGGCGGCGATCATGAACGAGGTCTCGGCGACCGGCCTTGAAACTCTTTATGGCCGGCTCCTGGTCTCGGTCAGGAGCGTTCTCGGTTATCAGGTCCAACAGCAACCGAAGTTCCTTGGCGAGAGTATCCTGAGCCTTGAGTCGGTAGAGAGTCGTGATAAAGCATTTTATGATTTTGGTTGGGATTAAAACATGGCATTTGAAACAGGAAAAGGCAAAAAAGAGATTATCATTACCCCGAACACGGGGATGAATGAAATAAGTGCCGTTACCGCCATGCCCCTGAACCAGGCGCTTTTGATGCACAACTTCCGTCTTGCCGCCGACGGGATGAGGATAGAGAAACGTGACGGACTTACAGCAGTCACGGGTGCGGCGTTTACGAATGATGTCTATGGATATACGACCTACTACAATGAAGACGATGCCTTTTGCCAGCTTGCAATCTGCGAGGATAAGATTTGGCGAAAGATCGAATCAGCGGCCTGGACGACAATCCACACCTGGAGCCTTGCCCTTGCCCATCCGTTGAAAGTTCGAGAAGTTCAGGGCAAGCAGTTCATCATTAACGAGACGGAAAACAAGATGATCTTGCCCGACGGAACGCTCGTCCAGGTCGGCATAACTCCGCCGGTGACAATCCCGACGCTCACGGCGACCTTTGATGCAACCCTTCTCGATGAGGACTGTGCGGTTATAACCGATTGGAGCGACAACGACGCGGGATCGGGCGCTTCGAGCCAGGCGACGTTCGACGGAAAAAGCTGCATGAGGTTTCTTAATACCGGTTCTGCCACGGACGTCGCTTCAAGATATAGGACAATAACCGGAATCGGATCCGAATACGGGATAGAGTTCAGCGTTTATTTCAATACGCTTGAAACCTATCAGACAAGCAATCAATATGATCTTACCATTTATAACGGCAGGGTCAGGTTCAAGCTGAGGATTGATTCAAACGATGTCTATGTTTGGGACGGCACGGGTTGGATTTCCGCAGGCATTACCGTCCATCAAGACAGGTGGATTCTTTTTAAGGTCTCCGTAAATACGAATATTCCAAAAGAGGAGTATTGCGAAGTCTTCATGGATGGTGTCTCTATCGGCGAATACTGGGTCACTCATCAGGACACAACAAACACCGGGAAAGTTCAGATTGACCTTTACGGCGCAACCGTAGCGACGGACGCTTATCTCGACTATATAAAGATCGGTTCGACTGCCGGAGGGAAGATTACGGGCATGAGGCGCTACGCCGTTGCCTATGCGAGGTCCGGGAACTATGGGAATTTGAGCAACCCCATAAAATCGCTTGTCGGGAGCAAGACCTTTGTCGGGACGGGCCTCAATGACATGACGCCGGGCGGGACGTACACCGCGGACGTCAATAAAAATATCCGGGTTCAGATCGACGCCGTCGGCGCGACGGATACGATAAAATGGTCGGAAGATAATGGTGCGACCTGGGGCACGACTGGCATCCCGCTTGCTACAACGATTTATTTTCCCTTTGGGATTGAACTTACGTTCGGGGTCACGACGGGTCACACGCTGAATGACTATTGGAATTTCACGGTCTCGGCCCTGGCCGTCGATTGCGTACATCAGAAAGTCACACTTACCAATATTCCAAAATCTTTAGACACCGGCCAGGTCGATCAGCGGTACATCTTTCGGACGCTCGCCGGGGGAGAGGATTATTTTCTTGTTGCCATTATAAATGACAATACGACAACGACTTTCGTCGATAATTTTCATGATACGGTACTCGGCTTGGATATGGAAGAAGATAATGGAATTGCTCCGCTCGGAAAATACTCGGCCTGGTGGGACGACAGGATGTGGATTTTTGACGATGTCGAAAACATAATTTATTACTCGAAGATAAATAAGCCGGAGGCTTTCGACATAGGGTCGTCTTTCATCAGTGTCAGAATGGGCGAATCGGACGACAAGGGAACCGGCATAATCCCCTACAAGTCATACCTTTATGCCTTCAAGCAGAACTCGGCGTTTCTCATCCGAAAACGCGGCGACGGAACCTATGGCCGTTACGAATCCGACATCGGCGTCGGTAATCGCGCCCCGTGGTCGTTAATCGAAGCAAACGGACTTCTCATGTTTTTAAGCGAAAGGGGATGGGAAGTTTTTAACGGCGACCAGACATATCCCATTCAGTTTTCAAAGCCGATGGATAGAACTTTTAAAACGATTGACGATACAAAACTCGATCTCATCACGGCCGTTCATTACAGAAAATATAACGAGGTCTGGTTGAATCTTCCCGATAGGACGGGCGGCCTTCCCGCAAGAACGGTCGTTTGTAATTACCTCAAAGGCGCATTTTATACATTCGGTTTCCATAAAACGCCGTCCTCGGTGCTTGAGGCAAGGGACGCGTCAAAGCGGCGGCAACTTTACATGGGAACCCGAGACGGCTATGTCTTTACATGTGATTCCGGGACACGGGACGGCACAACGAGCGTCTCAGCGCAGCTTCGACTTCCCTGGATCAAGGGAGATGAAGATAAATATTGGAGATATCTCGAAATAGAACACGAATGCCCTACGGGGAATACGCTCACGGTCAATATGTATATCGACATGAAAATGACCACACTGAGAACGAAATCCTTTGCGGGTTCGACGCCGAGCGCGACCGATCAGGACTATCGTTGGCCGATAAAAGATCAGATGGACATGGCGCTTCGCGGCCAGTATGCAGCCATAGAGCTCTTGAACTCGGAAAACGTTGGGAGCCAAGTTAAAGTGAATGAACTTAAAATTATTTATCAGGGGTTGGTGAGGAGAAAGAAGAAAGCTGGAGATTAGGAAATGTCGGTAGCAGAAGTAGAAAAAGAAGAAAAAGCGACGCCCCTCAACCCTTGGTTTGATGATGCGTTCCGCTCGGGCAGCGTTAAAACGCTGGAGGACAATATTCCCATTGATGATGTCGCCGAAAGGACAGGCATCTCGGTCGAGGTGGAGCGAGACGCGGATTCTTTGCAGGGAAGGCCGGCTTCAGCTTTTGAACCCGCTCTTGGGAATCCCGACACAACGGGTCTTGTTTTGTCCTCGACGAAAGAAGGGTCCAGGTTTTGGACCCTACAGAGTGGCGGGGCCGCCGTCATGTCGTTGCTGGTTGCACAGAGTGACCACGGCTTCTCCGTCGGCGACGTGGTTAAATGCATTGGGGCAAACACCTATGCCAAAGCTACGGCGGACAGTGCGGCCAACGCCGAAGTCGCAGGAATCGTGAGCGCAGTTGCAGATACCGGTAATTTCACGCTTTTCATGGAGGGTTACTGGGCGAGCTCCAGCGTCCCGGCGGTTGATGCCGGAACAACGATGTTCCTTAGTCCGGCAGTTGCGGGTGGCATGACTTCAACTGCCCCGTCCGCCGATGGACAAATATCCAAGCCTCTCGGCCTTGTCATAGAGAATGGCGCGAAAATGCTTGTTTATAACTGGCGCGGCGTCATTCTGGGTACTTGGGAATTGTTGGGCCTTGAAGACCTGACCGACCCCGGCGCTGACCGCATCTATTTTTGGGATGACGGGGCGGGCAAGACGGACTGGTTGGCCTGCGGAGATTCCGTGGTGATAACAGCAACGGCACTGGACACCATACAGGACATAAGAACTACCGCCGGGCCGACGTTTGACCACCTGCATTTGACAACGGACCTTCCCGTATCTGAGGGCGGAACCGGCGCGTCCACGTTTGCCCTGAATGGCGTCCTCTTCGGAAACGCGGCCAATGCAATAGGTGTTACGGCGATAGGTGCGGAAGGGCAAGTCCTACGCGTCGGAGCGAACCCTTATGTCCCGGCATGGTCAACATTGACCCTGCCTAATACTGGGACGGCCTACCGACTGCCGGTTTTCTCTGCCACGAATGTGATGACCGAATTGGCGGCGGTCGGGGCGACGGGAGAATATCTCAAGGGGAACACGGGTGCCATCCCGTCCTGGGCAACACTGAACGCGGCGGCCGTGGTTATCCCTAACGGAATTGGAACACCTACTTATGACGACACCCAAGACTTCCTGAACACGACTCGCTCTGCGGGAAGATTGACGGGCGGAGCTGTGACCAAGGGGACGGGAGCCACAGTAAGCATAACCGCTTTGGACGGAATGATTTTCACCGGGAATACGCTAGGGACAA